CCACTTCTCTGAGCCGCTATCTGAACTATAAGATGGTGGGTAAGAGCTAACATCCCAAATGAGCTATAACAGCCCATTGGTTGTCCTACAGAATACCTAATTGGTGAATCATCTAAATGCCAAGGTCTATCTAAGATAGCCCGCCACAAATCACCTCTAACACCTAAAGTGTTGAGAATTTGGACTTGCAATTGAACAGGTAACCTGTCAGTTGCTGCACTTAGATCAAAAGAGTAAAGCACGTGCGACGCACGATTTAAATCGAGAAGTCGTCGTAATGGTTTCACCTGGTTAAAGGTTCCGTCCATCGGTAATCGTTTTAAGATTGCTGCAATAGCATTATGGAGAGGATGAAACACAATTTGTGTCCACCAATCTGTAATAGCTATTATACGAACTTTTCCTCGTGCCTCGTTTAGTTTAACTAAACGTCCCAAATATTTAGGGAAACTCTCCGATATTATCATTATAGGTAAGAGGGTCATTCCAAGTAGTATCAATCCGAAATGCCAAAGGACAGTCATATAGTATCTATTAGATAAACAATATCTTACCCAATTATACCACACTTGTGGATAACGGATATAGGCTATTGCATCCAATGGAGCACCATATGTAGCTTTTGCGTAATTAGGACCAGCAGACTCTGATATCGTAAAGAGATCAGGTTGCTGTAATCTTAATGATTTCAACCCTAATGAGTGCACTGCAAGATCTATCTCATATTGAGGTAGAGTACAGCTAATCCCTTTAAAAGGATCGGTTATAGTACCCAGTTTTAATACTGGTCTGGCACCCATTACTCGGTAGATTGATAGAACTGTTAAAACAGCTCTAATAACTAATTTCCCCTCATAGGAATCTCGTAGCTTTCCAGCTATCATAGATTTTCTAAGAGTCAAAGGAATTAATTTGGGTAAGCCTTTCCCAGTAATGCTTATGAAGATCTTAGATCTAACATAAGTTTCATTACCAAGCCAACATACAATAGCACGGGATACCTCAGCAAGATACTGAACTAACCACGTGGATCCATTATGTTTCCATAATGTTTGGACTCTATTGCACATTGGTAGGAAACCTTGTTTCCACATATGTGATAGACCCATGAGCCAGACTGGAATTCTAAAGAAAGATAAGACCTCTTGAGGTCGAATCCATCTTTTTAACTCCATTTTGAAACCGGCATTATTCATGAAGTTGTTTTTCACAATTTTTATAATAATGTTGGTTATCAATAACGTCGAACTCATGTCCTCAAAGGTTAGGGTGTGAGCCTTCTTAAAAGGGCTTCGCCGGTTGGAAAAGCTATTAGGTCATTCTAGTTATTGATGATGCCATCTCAGCATCATTAGTTCCGCCACAGTAGTTAACCACACTACCGCTGGTTATCGATCAGATCAGTTAAGATCTGGAAAATAACAGGCTTATGGAGACTGGAACAGGTACCA